CATCATCTAAACGATATTCAGTTAAATAATAAAACTCTTTTATTCCTGCCGCTGATACAAGCTTAGCACAAGAAATACACGGTGTCATAGTGCAATAGATAATGCATCCTTCAGTATTAATACCATTGCGCGCCGCATAACCAATTGCATTTTGTTCAGCATGTACTCCTAAAAAACAAGAACCATTACTATCCTTACCACAAATTTCTTCACCACCATCTTCTAAACAATTAAGAGTACCAGCAGGTGGGCCATTGTATCCGAAAGAAATAATTCTATTGTCTTTAATTAAAAGAGCTGCCTGCTGAGCTTTTACACACGATGATCTTTTGGCAACTAATTTAGTAGTTTCTACAAACAAATCTTCAAAACTTATTCTACTCAAAGCACTCCCGCGTTTCTTCATCATAAGCTAACTTACCAGTTCTTATATTAATTAATTGCTGGCCTTCTTCAGAATATTTTGTTAACTGCCCTACTGTCATATAATATGTCATTGTTTTAATATCGCCAAAATCTTCTGCCAATCTCTTCAGCGGTCCATGAAAATAAGTACCAGGTTTTGGTACAATCTTTTTCGCAGGTTTTATTAATCCTTCCAATGATATTCCGTTCTCTGTGCTTTTTTGTTTACGACGATATCTTTCATGTGTTTTGGTAAGCTCATCTTTATTTTTTTCTTCTTCCATCTTATCGTCATTAATACGTATCTGCTCATAGTTTTGCTTAAGACGCTCATTTTCTAAATCTTCACGATGGCTTTCAGATCCTATCTTGCGTAAGATAGATTTAGTAATAGACATTAGTGCCTCCTTTATGATATTTCACAGGCGCCTCCGGCACAAGCAAGCTCACCAGTAAGATTAGTATTATCCATTATCTCTACTACTCCACTCAAATCAACTTCTTTTAGATTATCAAACAACCCCTTAAAAGTTATTTCATCTATATCTTCAAATGGTGCTTGCTTATAGTTGCCTCCAAAATAAGGCAATACAGATAATCCATTGTAGTATTCGCGGTTCTCCCACATCCATTTCCCTACCTTATCCCACTCATCTTCTTTAACCGAAACAGTGCAAGAAACATTATGAGTATTATTTCCACCGTTATGGCCGGGAACAATCCATCGGTTATATATATCTCTTACTCTTTCCAAAAGTTTTAATGAAGTTTCATGTCTGAGAATCCCACCTTCGGGCGCACGTTGAGGAATAGAAATTACAGCTTGGGTTTCTGGTTTAAAGAAATCATCTTCTACTAATTCGGGATGATTAATACTAAGGTAAGTATAAATGGCTTCATTTTTGCCAACGCGTACACGGCGAATATAATAATCATTATGCCAAGCATGAACACCACTAGAGGTTCCTAACACACAAGAAGTAGTGCCGCTAGGTTTCACAGTTGTAATTCTTGCCGCAATATTTACACCAATTTCTCCAGCATAATATTTATTTGTTTCTACCGCTAAATTGGCCGCGGCTTCTAAGTCTAATTGTTGCACCTGGCCGCTTCCAATACCCGTCATCCCAATTCCTAAAAGCGCATCCTTCTCTGTAGTGCGCCGCCATACATCTCGTAAATAATGAAAATTAGTATACGAAGTCTGCAAAGTGCCAATAAGAGATGCAGCAGAAACTCTGTCGTTAAGTTCTTGCTGTGTCTCTACATCACTTACATTTACTTCGCAAAGATTACAAAACTGAAAAGGTCTTAATGCAATTTCTGCACACGGATTAGTACCCCATTCAGAATCATTGGTAAAGTATACTCCGGGCTCACCTGCGCCACTTTCTTTTACTTTTTCCCAAATATTAAAAAAATCTTTCTTCTTAACCCTGTGTCGCACCACGACTGCAGAGTTGTTGGCTCGTGCTCTTTGCGGATCGGCCTCCCACCAATCTCCAAATTTACTTTGGAGCATTTCTTGATCATCAATGGAAAACAAACTAATAGTAGCAGACCTACGGATGCCACCAGATAAAACTGCGTCGGCGATCCAACACACGATATCATGTACTTCCAAAGTAGAGAGTTGTTCACCATGTTCCTTTCTATTTAATATTCTTTTAATATTGTGGACGCAATCCTGCAACGGTTGCGGACCTGGCGCTTTGCCGCCGCTCGTAACTAATAGCGCGCCCTTTGCACGAATGCCACTAAAATCAAACTCTGGTTCGGGCTTGCCCAGAAAATAAGATTTCATCAACATCTTGATACAATCGGCCCAACCTTCAATGCTGTCACCCACAAGATAGCGTCGCCTCTTTGTAGGTTTAGTAACAGCAGGCAGCTGTTCTACATGATGTTTTTGAACAGAATACCCAACACCAGTTCCACCCAACAATAAAAACATTACCTCACTAAACGCTCGATAATCATCAATAGGAAGATAAGCACAATTATAAATACGAGAAGGCGTCTGCCTTATTGCAGGACCAGCAAATTGTAAAGATCGCATAGATGGTAAAACTTTTTTATCATATACTAACTCATAAGCCTTTTCTATATTCGGCCTCAACTCGGGAAAGTTCGCAATATGCATATCACGATTACGTGTAATTAATTCTTTCCATGTTTCGCGGCGTTGTTCTTGTGGAAGATACCGAGCATACTTCATATGTACCGTAACTTCTGATAAAATTTGTTGGCTTATATCCAATGTCACTCTCCGTCTGCAGTTTCTGTTTTTGTTTTTACATTCTTCGCTAGTTCGTATCCATCTCTAAAAAATCCTTTTCCAAAACTTAATCCTACTTGCTCAACGGTTCGCCTCACTTGCGTTCCGCAATTAGGGCAATATCGTTTCTCTTTCGGGTCATACTTTTTAATACTCATAGTTTTTGTAAGCTGATAAGTGCATTGGTCGCATTCCCATCTATACTCTGGCATCAAATGCTCCTCTTCCCACTCTTCTCTACCCGATGAATAAATTCTGTATTACCATTATCATAAGCCAACAAAACTTCATATTCTACTTCTTCATTAATCATTAATTTTTCATTAGATATAAAATCATTAGCTATACGAATTACATCATCCTTCTTCGCTTTGTTTCTATTAACGGAGTAAATATGACTTATTTGTGTATCTACATTTCCATACCTTCTTGTTTTAGTAATTGTAAATCTTTCCATATCGACCTATACTTCCTCTTTAAAGTCGCGATACAAAGATCGCATTTTATCTCCACCATTTAACATATTATTTACTTTATCTCCAATAGAGATACCAGAAGGCATATTTTCATTCAGATCAATAAAAGCTCGTGCTGGTTCCATATCAATATTATAATTAACATTAGCTTGGCCCATACGGTTTTTACCAATATGAAACTTACGTTGCGAAAATGTGCCGAAAAAATCAACAACCATCGCCTTATTGATAGCTTCCCCAACTTTATCAATTGTAATAATATCATCATTAAAACCTTCGCGATTGCTCTGCGTGGCCGTCCAAATAGGTGCTTTCACTTCCATCGACAAAGCACGAAGATCTTCAAAAATACTTTCTAATTCAAATCTTTTCTGATCATATCCGCGGCGGCTTCTCATCAAATCTCCATAATCAATAATGATAAGATCTGGTTTAAACCCATTAGATAATAAGCGCCCCATATGAAACTTAACTGTATTAATTGTGGCTACTTTTGGCGGATATTCCTTTATAAACAATTGTCCACCATTAAATCGAACTAGTTGTGCTTCAGCCTCAACCATTCGGCTTCGCAATTCTTTTGTGGGAATACCGGTAATACGGCTGTCATAACGCTTACCTACATGATTTTCGCTCAACTCAAATGTATAATGAACAACATTTTTGCCTGCTGCCAAAGCGCCATAACCTAAGTTAACTAGAAAAAATGATTTACCGCCGCCGGTAGGTGCCATCACCACGCCCAACTCACCACTACCTAAACCGCCATCTAATACTTCCGTAGCGTCTAATAATGGAAATCCTGTTGGTACCGTTATTCTACTATGAACTTGTTGTCTTGATTTAAATGAATCAAAATAATCATGACCCATATTTTGTTCGGTACTAATCTTTAAACTATCTTCAATCGTTTTTTGTATTTCTTCAAACTTGCCTTCTTTTAACAGTTCTACTGACTGCAGGATGGCGCCTTTCATAGATTGATTCTTACAAAACTCTAATGACTTATCTTTGGCGTATTCAATCTCTTGACGATTTACTTTTGTTTCAATATCCAACAATACATTAATCGTAGATTCTTTTAATTCCCCTTCAGGATATTGTGAAATTTCTGTCTTTAAAATTTCATAAGTAGGTGGAGCATTATACTTATTAAAAAGTTTTCTTATTTCCAACCAAATTGTTTTGTGTGCTTCCGATGTAAAATATTCTTCCTTTAATATTTCAAAACTCTTTTCAAAAAAATCTCTATCAATAAGTGCTGCTTGTAGAACGCAATTCTGAAAGTTTGCTCCAAAAGATTTGAAAGAATCAACATCTGTATATGCCATTTAAAATCTCCTAAAATGTAAGTGGTTCACGTTGAACCGACATGAAACTTGAAACCCAATTATCAATATTGTTAGGCGATATATCTTCGTTCAATAACTTAAGACGAAGTTGGTAAGAATTAAACTTCAATTCTTTTTTTTCATAACTTCTTTCCATCGCCTGAATAGATTGTATATTTATATCTATATCTAGTAATTGTACAATCTCATAATTCTTTCTCAACAATTCTTCATTATCCAAATACTTCTGATACTTCTTTTCCTTGCGGCCCTTCAACCATTCAAACAAATCATCAGTATCATAATCATCTTTACTCCACAATAAATGTATTTCCTTCTTCGCAGTTTTTTCACCTATTCCTTTTATGCCACCGATGTTATCGCTCTTATCACCCACAATGGTTTTCAATAGTGCATAGTTGTAAGGATGAATATTTTCTTTTTTGTGCATCCACTCAAGATCTATCAACTCACCATTTGGATTCTCTTTTGTTTTCACAGGGCGAAAGATCGCCGTCCTTTCATCAACCAACTGAAAAAAATCTCTATCAGTTGAGACAATTATTTTCGCATCATTTTTAAAAAAGTTTCTGCAAGAATACGCGATTTGATCATCCGCTTCTAAGTATCGAACCGCAGGTTGATAGACAGGCAATACATCTAAACACTCTTTTAATAATTGCAATTGCCGTGCAAATGATTCTTTTTCATCTTCCTGCGAATACTCAAAGTGTCGATTTAACCCTCTAAACTTGCGACCTTCTTTGTATTCTTTAAGCATTCTTCTTCGACGCTCTGAAGAATCTTTTCCCTCCCAGACAACAGAAACGATATCCGGATTATGTTTCTTTATCTGTGACTGTAAGCTATTGAGGGTACCGAAGGCTCCCCCTACGTGCTCGCCATTATCATTCGTTAGTCTCAACGCTGAAAAGTTTCTAACAAACATATTCATCAAATCAATCAATAAAACTTTTTTCATCTATTTTACCACACCATCATATTCGTTAAAAATCTTTTTGTAATCAACCTATATAATATAACCATATCTTTCCAACTTGTCAAGCTTTCTTTTTGTTTCACTAAAGATTCTTTTTCTTGTATTTTAGTTAATCTAATTGCCCACCTTTGCTGCTTTAATACACAAATCTTGTTCCCACCCGTAAACCAAAAAGATATTTCAATAAAACTCCAATACCAAATCCTAAGTGTGATTAACATAATAAAAACCTTTAATTAATATCAGTGACTCTTCATCTTGTTCATTCCTCATCTTTCTTTCTCCGGGTTAGTTTTGGAGCTTTACGAATGCGAGGATCAATCCTTTTTTGCCAAACCATTCTGGCTCTTTCTATATCCTTGGCACTCGGCGTTTCTTTAACCTCAGTCTTAGGGCTTTGTTGTACCGGCGTAAAAGTATTGGCCTTTTGCGATACGGATGGCTGCGAAATGTTATATACATCATAAACCCTATAGGTATTATAACGATTATAATAGTAAGGATTAACATAATAATACCCATTACGCTGAGCTGCATAAGGGTAGTATAGTTGCCGGTTATAACTTCTATTAACCATTGGGAGAATCTCATCTCTTGTATCATCTATTTCCATTTTATGAATATCTGGCACGGGAATTTCTTTTATTCGTAAAGGGTTACTAACCATTGTATAACAACCACTTAAGAGAAAAATCAAACATAAAAAACTATAAATCATTAAAACTCTCCATTATTCTTATTGATGCATCATTATACATATAAGGTGCTGTACCAGGAGTTTCTAAAATATCTATTCTATTCATAAATCTTTTATTCATCGTATCTTTAACTTGATAAAGTCCAGATTTCTTACGAGCATCAACCCAAACATAATCGCCAAATCTAAGGAAACCACCATAATCCACCAACATATTTCTTGAAACTGCTATATATCTATATTCACTTGCTCTACTTATCTTTATAACCGTACCATCTGCCGTAATGTTTGGCGTATCATCTGTTTGTCCAAACACTGGATGATACATAGTTACTGTAACTTTATACTTATTATTTTCATATTCTTTTATCTTGGCTACGCTTTGAGCTAGCCTCGCAGCTAATTTCAAATTTTCTTGAGTGGCCATCAACATCAAAGAATCAACATGATGAGCCTTAACTTCTTTGGTATATTCCATCAAAGAAATTCCCAACTTTAATGCTGTATTTTCTTCTTCTATTCCTTTAAGAGTTTGATTCTTATCAATAGCATAAACCGCAAAAAGGACACCTATAAGCACAATAACAAAAGTTTTCAATTTTCCTTTGATCATTTTTATTCTCATCGGTAGTATAAATATGGTGGAAGTGTTTTATAAAAATAGACTATCAACTAAAAAAATTTAAATTCATATTTGGAAAAATATTTTGGCTGGGCCGCAGGGATTTGAACCCCGATGACAAGAACCAAAATCTTGCGTCCTACCATTGAACGACAGCCCAAAATGGTACTCCCAAGGAGAATCGAACTCCTATTGCAGGAATGAAAATCCTGAGTCCTAGCCGTTAGACGATGGGAGCTAACTCTTAAAGGCCCACTTTAATAAACGAATAGACCAAAAAATTAGCGCTAATAAATAGAATAGATATTTTAGAAACTCCTGGTACAGCACCTTATATGTATAATGATGCATCAATAAGAATAGAAAACCCTATTCCTATTAGAAAACCTACGCCAAATAATATCTTAAGCCACCAAGGCATAGGTGTATCTTTATCTTTATCTTTTAGTAAAGTTTCCCAATATCGTTTTGCCATTACAAAGTCTCATCTTCACCTAATTTTTCAAGAATTAATTCTTCATTGCGTTTATCGGGATTTTGTTCTATAATCAAAGATTCTCTTACTTTAAGCTTACAATATTCATGCGCTTCTTTATTTTCTATTTCTCTTACCCAATCAACAAATTTTCTATTCTGAAATTCATACACTTCTCCAGTATCCTTATTAATAATTTGTGATTTCTGGGCACTTATTTTAGTGGCAACACCAAAATTAAGAAGTTCATCCAACCAGCTTTCTTCATCAATTAAACCTCGACTAAAATACATTGTTAATTTAGCTTCACGGTGCGGAGGTCCAAGTCGATTCTTAATAATTTTGGGTTTGATACCAACACCAATTGTAGCTCCATCAACTTTTAACTTACCATCAGTATATAATTTTATTCTTACCGATGAAAAAAATGGAATAGCTTTACCGCCTGGAGATATTGTAGGATCTCCAAATACCATGCCGCCGATTTTTTCTCTTACTTGGTTCAAAAAAACCAGCGCTATTCGTTGGTTGCCTATAAATCGAATACTCTTACGTAACCCTTGGCCAATCAATCGCGCCCCTAATCCAATAGTAGCATCGCCATATTCACCTTGTATTTCAGCTTCGGTAGAAGTACCTGCAACTGAATCCCACACAATACAACATAACTTATTTTTATCATTTTCGCGGATTCTACGAACAATATCTTCTATTGCCTGAAATACAGATTCAATAGTTTCTGGCTGTAGATAAACAAGGTTGCCGCCGTCTTCTTGTTCCTTCAAGCCAAGTAGTTTTAAGAAACTCCAATTCGCTGCATTTTCTGTATCAATAAGAACTGGAATACCACCTCTATCTTGGCAATCTTTGAGAATCATATAAGACAAAAGTGATTTACCAGTGGCTGTTTCGCCGCTAATTTCAACTAGCTTACCAACAGGTATGCCGCCTTCAGCATTTATATCATTAGAAATAATAGTATCTAATACAGTAGAGCCAGTAGATAACCATTCTTTTACTTCAGCAGGGCTTTCTCCCCTCCCCATAATGTATGCAACATCACCAAGTTTTTTATTAAGAGAGTCTACCAGAATATCTGTGAGAACGCTGTTGTCATTTTTATCAACAGCGCCCTCACTACTAACGACTTTTTTACGAGCCATATTAGGTCAACAACTTATCAAAAGCTGCGCCTATCTTCTCGCTAACTTCATCTTCCTCAGCTGCGACCTTCTTAACATTTGTCCCAAAGTTAAAAGAAGTACCGGCCGAAGAATCCGAATCATCAGCATTAGGATTAATATGCCTATCTAATGACACCTTCATTTCATCAATAGGTGTGAACTGAAAAAGTTCATCAATCGACTTTACACTATCAATAAGAGCTGGAAGATCCTTCTTAGGTGCTAACGGAGTAGTTTTAAGAGCCGTAATAATACTTTCTGGTACCAACCAATTATTATAACCATGAGCCATAGTTACAACCAAATCCAAACCTTCAACTGGATCGGTAATATCGACTCCCTGACGCAAACCGCTGCGAACATGATTAAGAATATCCTTATAAGTAGTACGAGGCGAAACACTCCACCAACGAATACCCTTGTCTTCTTCACCACGTTTGATGATGGGAATATAAGCCCGGTTCTTAGCAGCCATATTCTTAAACATTTCCTTAAAACTTTCATCATTAGTCTGCTTAAACTGGTCCCAACACTTTGAGGCGAAATCGCAAATCGGATCAGACTCACCCTTCATTTTTGTCGGACAAAGAAAAGTGCGACCGGCGATGCCAAAATGAAACCACATTTCCTGAAAAGGCATTTCCATATCATGTTTATAAGGGGCGATGCGAATATGATGTTCTCCTTCTTCCAACTTAATAATGTCATCCTGTGATCCATTATTACTCTTAGTTGGATCAAGCTTGTCTAGAGCCTGATTAATTTTATCTAAATTAATAGCCAAAATTTTCTCCTTAAAATTAGTAAAAACTACGATTGATGATTAATATAATACTTTTTCACTCAAATTTAAACTACTGATGCTTCACATCCTAACAACTTTTCATCAATGCATTCGCAACTTTCTCCACACGATTTAAGGGGTATGCCTCTTTTTACTACCAATAATATAAGCAATACTACAGGTAGAGTCAAGGCTAAAATTACAGCAATCAAAAGTTTCATATTTCATTCCCAAATTTCTTATACTATAATATACACAATTTTTAAGGGTTTGTCAAGGCTTTTTTTCATTTATTTTCCCAATAAATATCCGACCAAATAGTAGCAGTTTTTGGGTAGATTTCCAAAAGCAGAGTTTTTAGTGCTTTTGCATATTCTCTTATTTCCCATTGAGCTGTAGGCTCATCTCTCAGCTCAATAAAATTCACTATAGCTTGGAAGGATGCGGTCCAATAGCATTCTGTGTATTGCGATAAAGGCAGCATTATTCTTGCCTGTTCCTTTGATACACCAAGCTCTAAGAGTTTTTCGTAGTAGTGTTTTGCCATTTGTACGGCCGCGGCGTAAGTTTCGGTGGCTTCTTTTTGTCTTTCAACCGATCCGACACTCGCCTGTTTGCTATCTTCCGATTGTTGCCTCCAGTTTTCGGGAATATAATATTCCTCAACTGGGACATAACGTCCGCTAATTTCATTCCACGCATGATCCTTTGTTGATGAAGAGGATGTAGTTTCAATACCCACTACGTGCTTATACCATTGTCGCATTACAAACTCTGGGGCCTTTATGTGGAACTGAACCATAAGATGACGAAATGGAGAGAAATGCTTATGCTTCGCCAAATAACGAACTAGACGTTCATCACTTTTATCGTATTTCTTTTTTCTTTTTCCAAATGATACTCTTGCTGCATTTGCTACAGTAAGGTCGTTTCCCATATAATCTAAAGTTTCTATAAAACCTTTATCAAGAACTTCTTTTTTTAAATTCATCCTCTTTCGATTCACATTTATCAATATATTGTTGAAGTACTTCGTTCATATGTTGATTTAAAGTAATATCTTTTTCATGAGCATCAAGAGCTAATTTTAAAAATTGTGCATCTTCTAACTCAATTTCGACGCTTGCTGTTTTTTCTTCAGCCATCAATCATAACCTCTAACAACATAATCATCGTCATCAAATTCTTCTAATAGATCTGGGTTGGTGTAATCTATTTCTTGTAATCTCTTCTTAGTATTTTTACGATTGTTTCTTCTGTCATTCTTTTTAGTACTACGATTAAAATTTACAACTTCATTTGGATCGCGGCGTCGAGTAGTTCGTGCCATAATATTATACTTCCTTTCATGCGTATTTTAAACTTCCCAAGATTTGATTGATAGGTGCAAAGGTTCCCGTCAACTTATACGTCTTACCTTTGTAATTGAAGACAACACCTTCTGATGGAACAATCCTTTTAAATCCACCAGCTTTCTTCAACCTATTTAAATGTCGCTTCAATTGAGATATCTTACTAAGATCACCCCCTTTTTGTAAACTACTGATGGTAGATTTTAAATCTTTTTTAATACTTTTGACAGACTCATCCGGCGAAGCCGCAATGAGGTTACTAACATTTGTGAGAACCTTTGCACCTAATTCCAAAAATAAATCTTCAAACGGAGCCACGTTCTGTTGAGCAAACTTATTGAAATTAATTTTATCCATTTTCTTTGCCCAATCTAAAACTTTTTCATTCTCAAAATTTTTCTTGTTAAGAGCTTTGGATTTGTCACCAAATACCCATCTATTAATTAAAGCAATTTTTGTCGGTTTGTCAAGCTTTATTTTCGACTTTCTTGCTTCAGCGTTAATTTTATTTAGCCACCACATTTCATGGTAGCGAGTTATCTTATCTGTATTACCCAACCCATACTTCTTTTGTAAACCATAAAGCTTCTTTATAAAGTATTGTTGATCTTCTTGAAATTCTTTACTTACAGGTAGAGAAACTGCAACGGGACCACGAATCTCAAAAGTATTCTGTATCTCTTGATTGATTTGTTTTATCATACCTGCCAACTTTGAACCACTTTCTTTATCTTGACCAATCGGATTACCTTCTTTATCGTATTCCAAGTTACCATGAAAAACAATCATGTCCTTTCCATAAGGAATAACATTTTGTGTCGGTACATAAATTATTTCCAAATTCATCCACTTATGACCATTATCAAATATATGGCCTTTTTGTTTTTCTGTCAAGCCCTTTATGGCATTTTCTAAATCTTCCATTGTGCCAGCGAAAGCTTTTTCTAACTCACCTCTACCAGCAAACATTTTCTTCACACCGGCTGTCGTTAATGCATTTTCACCAAAGTTTTTGATTTGTCCTTTATTTCTTGCCGCTACTAGTTGGCCGTTCTTCCACGACACCATAAGATTTTGGCCATCAAGTTTTTCAGTTACACCCTTAACATTCACTCCACCCTTTAACAATCTAGTAATCATACTCTTAAAATCACCAAACGTCAAATTACTATCGTCAAAAGGATGAGCCATATGCCCGTATGCGCCACCCATCAATAATAACCCCCTTAACTCCATTCTTTCTTCACTTAAACGCGTCAGTTTACTTACCACTAGCTTATAGATGTCTTTCTTATTATGACCGAATATACCCTGAAAAAGCTTATGTTTTTGGGGTGCTTTTATACCCTTACTACCTAGTGTCGCCCTAATAGATGTGCCACTCATTTCTTTACCCTTTACCTTGAGAGAAACGTGTGGCAAGATATAAATGTAACCGTGTTCTTCGTATCCTTCCATTGGTGCGTCAGCTTTATATTTATCAAAATATTTTCCCGCAGTCAAGCGGTTGCCGTCTTTCTCACCAACAGCAAAAATTGCCGGAGTATCTTTGGAGAATTTTTTCGTTATCTCTGCTGACTTATAAGGCTCTTTGACTTTTACGATCTTACTGGCAGGGACGCCATACGATTGAATAATCTTTTTCTTTTCCGCAAAAGTAAAAGGAGATTTAGGTCCAGTAACACCACTCGTAGCAACATAAACATTTTTGGCCCCAAACTTATTTACCAAATGTTGATAGGTTTTATAGTGGTGCAAACCCATAGGCTGAAACCTTCCACCATAAATGGCAATCGGTCGAGGTTTTGTTGCTTCTTGAAGTTTCATTATTCTCTCAAGCATAGAGTGTTATACTATAAATATTTGTCCACTAGAGAAAGAAACTCCGACGCGCGCGCTGTAGTAGTGTGATGTTGTAAAAGTTTTGTAAATCCTCTATCAGCTATTTTTCTAGCTTCTTCGGGATTACTCATATAATATTTTGCTTTATCTACCAACTCATCCAAATCATTATAGACAACAAAATCTTCTTCATCTATATAAGAATTATTCCACACATATGGCTCAATGGGTTGATACATAACTAAACATCCATTGGCCAAACTTTCCCAAAACCTACCAGTTTGTCGAGCTTCCCCACACCCATAACTATCTACACTTATTCTAGAATTGAGCAACTTATTAAAGTAACCGCTAAAATGTCTTTCACCAGTATCTACTGTTTCTAATGTATCCCCCTCTCTACATTCTCCCACAAAAACTGTTTCATCACGGGCAAAAGCATCTTTGAGTGAAGTCATAATATCAAAACGCCATGGCCGTTTTTCACAAGCCGACATGATGCAAACCAGATCATCTGTTTTATTTTGCCATAAACTTCTATGAGAAGTATTAGGTTTAGTAAAATGTCTACGCTCTGCCGCAAAAATAAGTGACTCTACATTACTGGGAATATTAGATTTGTCAATCATCTCTCTTTTTATATAAAGTGCATAGTTTGCAGGATCTTCTTCATATTTTACAAAATCGCTGCCGTCTAAAAATATATGTATCTTGCCGCGCATTTCATTAATTAACGGACCAATAGTTTCCATATATTTTGGTTCTAAGGCAGAATGAACAAGCATCACATAGTTAACCATATTTGCTAATTCTATTTGAGTACTCAAGTTGGTGAGAGATTGTTTGCAATAGTTATGATTACTATTAGAAAACACTTTTATTTCATCTAACTTATTAAGTCCCTCAATAATTGTAGCAGTAGAATGGCAATAATGATGTGGGCCAATTACAAATAAACTTTTCTTCCTCATTACCTTATTCATTACCTTATTCATTACCTATTAGCTTTTCTACTGGCTTTCGCTGTCCTTCTTTTCTTCTTCCTATTTTGATGCCATTTAGAATCAAATTTAGCACCCCAACGTCTTTGAACTTTCGCGGTTTGGGCGGCGATTTCTTTATCCGCTAACTTTTGCGCATCGGCTGCAGTAGTGGCCGTTTCCTTTTCTTCTTTTTCTTTGAACGCATCCATCAACTGCGATTCCAGCGAACCGGTTTTATTCATATTATTTCCCTATGTTATAATAATTGAAGTAGATTTTTTTAATATCTCATTGAATAATTCTTCTGGTACTTGC